TCAGCCAGGTGTTCTGAACCCAGACTTCTTTAAGAATATCTTGGACATGGACACTAAGTGGACTGCAATCGAGGGCGAACTCTACGAAGGATGTGACCGCGAAACTGGAGAAGTTAAGTGGACCGCGTCTCGCGCAGACCTAGTATTTGCGTCCAACTCGATCCTTCGTGCCTACGCCGAGGTTTACGCTTCGGACGACGGCCAGCAGCAGTTTGTTATTGACTTTATCGCCGCATGGGAGAAGGTCATGAACAACGACAGGTTCGACATATAGTAAAGCAGTGAAAGCTGTGAGCCCCCGCGGTGCTTCGGACGGAGCACGGCGGGGGTTCGTCTTTAAGCTACTTGCTATTGAGCTCTGCTAATTTCTTTTTAGCCTGCTTCAGCATGTATCGGTAAGGCTGAAGCAAATCCGAGTCCCAGGTGTTTTCTAGGTCTTGCTCGCAAAGGTCGATGATGTCTTGCAAATCTTCGGCAGTTAGCAGAATGTAAAAGTTCTTCTTCCTTCCAAGACTTCTATTCTCAAGTGCCTTATCCAGCTCGGCCTGCATTTTGCCAAACACGGAGTCAGGCCATGACACTCCAAGCTCTCGATCACCAAGAACATCATCATAGAAGCTGAACGGAATTGATACTTTAATTGTTGAGTTCATTTGAACTATCCTTTCATTTGTTAAAAACATTAAAACACATTAATCCAAAAAAATCAAGTTATATTTTTATGCTCTGAGCGAACACGCCTTGATAGCTACTGAATAAGTGCTAAGGTAATGCCAACAGCGCTTCGACGGAAGAGCTGGAGTATGGCTGAATAATCCGATAGTTGTATGGGCGGATAAAGCAGTAGAGGGCGTAACGGCTGGGTGTAACCCAACTCTATGTGTGCTGATTAGCGGATCTGACTCCGTAACAAATAGGCACTGGTGGTAAAACGCATTCCACCTACTCACTCTTAACACCCTCGCTTCGGCGGGGGTGTTATACTTTTCTCACAATCTCCTCTAGCTCAACGGCAGAGCGTTCGACTGTTAATCGAATGGTTCCTGGTTCGAATCCAGGGGGGAGAGCAGGATGCTATACTTTTTCTATGGCATTTAAAATTATCTCTGGAACTACTTTCCGCGTCGAGGCAGACACTGCTGATGCCGCGCTAGCTCTTTTCCAGAAGCATGTAGATGGCACCACTACTCCTGAAGAGGCTGCTAACATTACAGATCTAGACACGACTGGATTTGAGCTTCAAGGTGAGCTAGATGGTTCTATTGGCGACGGACCTATATAATTAAATACGGGGCTGACTGGTTTCGACGGTAAGTCTGAAATTGGTGAAGCGTGCAGAGAATCCTGTAACTCTTGAATCGGGAAACAAAAATAAACGCAAACTCACAGTCTGCATTCGCTCTAGCTGCTTAGCTGAGCCCCTCTGGTAGAAGTAGTTCTAGCTAATCGCCACAGGGTTTAAATAAATAGGACAACCCAGGTCTCTCCCACAAGACCTTAAAGAGTGGTAACGACTGGAAGTCTTTAGACAGATCGGGACTCCAGCCGCATCAGATCTGTCTACGCACGTAGAAGAACAATGGATCGCTTATCGGACGGGGGTTCGAATCCCCCCAGCTCCACTTGACAAATTAGCTAACAGCTAATACCATACTTCCCATGAGTGAAGAAGAAAACAGCAGATGGAAAGTAGGCCTCACTCCTAGAGAAGAGGCACTAGCAATGAGCATCGGATTTGCTAGGCAGTATCCATTTTTCGGGAACCCAGAAGCAAACCGACGCTTTGACGAAGGAGCCATCTGGGAGGCTCACCAGCATGCAGTTACTGCTGGAGCAGAGATCGCCTGGTCAAAAATGTTTCTAGGGACATACGAAAATTTTATCCCCAGCGTGAATACATTTAAACAAGAGCCAGATGTTGGCGACTGGGAAGTTCGCTATAAATTTACAAGAGGTAATTCGGTAACTCCGACCCTAAGACTGAGCAGCAAAATTGACAACGATAGAGCCCCGTATGTTCTTTTAGTTGGTGGCCCAGAAACTAAAATTCAAAGAAAAAAAGATAACGGATATCAGACTCCACCCTATGAAGCACTTGGATGGTGCTACCCATATCAGGTCATGATCTCGGACTACATATCAGGATACGAAGGCGGCAAGCCAACATACTCAATCCCAGTCTCGGCTCTACGCTCAATGGTTGAACTAGAATCTCCGCCCAACAGCTGAGCTAGAATAGTACCCTATGGGCAAAAGCATTATGGAGCAGCTCGCGCTCCTTCCTGAAGATGAGCGTGCAGCAATCATGGCTGGCATGGACGAAGATGCCCTGCTATGGGATTGGTCTGTGTGGGCGCGTCCAGAGCAGCTACCGCCAGAAGATGACTGGAACGTTTGGCTCGTTCTTGCAGGTCGTGGTTTTGGTAAGACTCGCCTCGCTGCCGAGTGGGTGCGTGAAATGGCCAAGTACACCAATGAGGGTCAGCGTCGCTTTGCTTTAGTTGCTCGTACCGCAGCTGACGTACGTGACGTTATTGTTGAAGGTGAGTCTGGAATCATCAATGTTTCCCCTCCTTCAGAAAAGCCACTCTACGAGCCTTCGAAGCGTCGTCTAACTTGGCCCAACGGAAACACTGCCACGCTCTTCACCGCTGATGAGCCTGACTCGCTTCGTGGTCCGCAGTTCACACACGCATGGGGCGATGAGATTGCAGCTTGGCGTCAGACTCCAGATGCCGCAGGTATGACCGCGTTTGATAACCTCCGAGTTGGCACCCGTCTCGGTAAGGCCCCCAAACTTCTTTGCACTACTACACCTAAGCGTGTTCCACTTCTTTATAGCTTGATCAAAGAGTCCGAGATGGAGAAAGACCCTACCTCTCGCGTGCTCATCACTCGCGGCTCTACCATGGATAACGCTGGTAACCTTTCGAAAGCATATCTTGATACCATCACGGGCGTCTACGAAGGCACGACCCTAGCTCGCCAGGAGCTTTACGGTGAGATGCTGGACGACGTGGAAGGAGCACTTTGGAATGAAGAGATGGTTGAGGTTTCTAGAGAAGCACACTACCCGCCTTCTACTCCGCTTCGCGTTATCGGCGTGGACCCTTCGGTTGCTGAGAATCCCCGTGATGAGTGTGGAATTGTGGTATGTGCGTCGACTGCCGACCATGACCTCTATAAAAGAAACGCTTGGGTTCTTGAAGACGCTTCAATTCATGGTTCCCCAGACACCTGGGCCCGTAGGGTTGTGGAGATGGCTCGTAAGTGGGGTTGTCCCGTCGTTGCCGAAGTTAATCAAGGTGGCGCTCTCGTTAAAAATGCCATCCTCTCAATCGACCCGACGATCAAGGTTCTAGAGGTTCACTCCAAGTACGGAAAGCAGCTTCGAGCAGAGCCTACAGTTCTTGCATACGAACAGGGCCGCGTCCACCATGTTGGATATCTCCCAGACCTTGAATCTCAGATGTATTCTTGGATTCCTGGCACTGGAAAATCACCCGACCGCGTTGATGCACTGGTTCACGCACTCACTGCGCTGCTAATTAAGCCTCCTCCAGGCTTCTCGGGCGGAAAAATTCGCGCAAAAAGCTTTGCTAACCGAAAAATAGAGACGTCTAGCCCTAATAGCCGTGGTCGAGCTGGCATTTTTAGGGTAAGATAGTGACTCAAATACTCATGGACAGGTTTCCATGTAACTTGGTGGCTGTTCCAGCTGGTTTTACTGACGATGTGACCACTCTTAAAAGCAGTCCACCCACCAAAGATGCAAAATATTTAGATGTTACGAGAGTGATTATTACCGATGAGGCCATATTCGTTGCCAAAGACTCCCCTGAAGGGGCGCAAGTCGTTTTTCGCGAAGCATATGAGACGTTCATTTCTTCAAAAGATGCTGGACAGGACTCGTATGTTGTCACAAAAACAGGAAAAATGCTAGTATTTAGCAAAGATCGCGGCTGCGGCTGCGGTTCCAGACTACGAGGTTGGAATCCGTATAGGACAATATCCTCGATTAAGGATGAATAATGGAAATCACAACTCTAAGTTTCATTATTTTGGCTCTTGGAGCCTACAGATTGACCCATTTGATCACTACAGATGCAATCGCAGACACTTTTCGCGACAAAATCTGGTCAAAATTCCCTCCAACTACAAAAATTGGCTACTTAATCACCTGTAATTGGTGCACTGGCTTCTGGGTTTCGCTACTTTTTGTAATAGGAGCGTCCACTTTACCCCAATTTACCTTTGTGGTATCATTAGTATTGGCTATTTCTGCTGTAATCGGGCTACTTTCAGCCTGGATTGAGCGATAAGACAGGTAGGAGCCAGTTTTGGCTATTTTCAAGAAAGATAACGGCAAGTCGAGGGAATCACGCCCCAGTCCTCGTGCCTCTGCACCAAAAAATGCCACACGTGTAGCCCCTGGCGTTTCCATTGATTCTTTTGGCGTTGTTTACGCCGAACCGCAGGTATTTAACACCCCTCGCCCGCTGACTGCAGCAGCTGCTCAGGTCAAACTAGACGACAAAACCGAGGCAGAGCTATTCAAAGCTCGTCGCCAGTCCGCATCTGGTGCTTGGCAGACCGAAGCTTGGGAATATTACGACTCTATTGGCGAGGTTAAGTACGCTTTCAACCTAGTTGCGTCTGTTGTGTCACGTATTCGTCTCTATGTTGCTGCTATCGACAACCCAAGCGAAGCCCCTGCACCAATCGAAGACGTTGCAAAGATTGATGACCGTCTAGCTGCTGCCGCTCAGCGTGCACTTGACCGTCTAAGCTCTGCTTATGGTGGACAGCCTGGACTTTTGAAGGACGCCGCCCTTAACTTGCAGGTTACTGGTGAGTGCTATCTAGTTCAGATGCCAGAGCGCGTTGGCTCTGGTCTTCCAGAGACCTGGGACGTTCGTTCCATTGACGAACTTCAGGTTGACTCAAAAGGTAACTACATCATCAACCCCCGTAGAGATGTTGGTGGCGGAACTGC